ATGAAATGAAGAAAAAGATAGACCGAATGGTTGAGGAGAGAAATAGACAATGGGAATTGAAACCTACCCTAAAGCTCTGACCAACGAGCCGATGAAAGACAAACAGGTCGGTGATACAATATATGTCAGAGGGACGATCGAGGCTTTCCGGACAGGAATGCGGAAGAAGGAAGTGCGTGTCAATATAAACGGGATCTCGATGTGGATCGATTACGAATGGCTAATGAATAAGTAAGCGAGGAGATAGATGCTGATTGTGGGATTGATAATAGGAGCGATGATCGGGGCACCGATCGGTGTGATACTGATGTCTATGATCTGGGTTAATCCCAGGGACGACTGGAAGGACAAGCCATGATGATTGCGATAGGCGTGATACTGACACTGTTTGTGTTGGCATGGGATGGCATCGTGATCTTCTTCCTGGATGGAGATATTGAAAACATTTTCGAAGAGGAGGACGAGGATGGGGATGATTCCGATTAAGATCCAGAGACGTGACGGACGGATGCCTGTCATATTGTGCGAGAACTGCCGATACTTCGAGGAAGTCAATCCGGTCTCCGGACTCACACGATGCAGGAAGTGGAAGGTTTACGGACTGGCACGCAAGAGCGGATACTGTCACCTTGCTGAAAGAAAGAAGGCACGCGATGAGTGACATGACTCTCGACCGTCTGAGACAGTTCAGAGGCATACAGAAGGAAGTGGTCGAGATACAGAGAGAAATCGACACGCTTTACTTTCCGATCTCATCACCGAACGGGCACCAAGGTCTCGGATCATCAACACCGGGCAATCCCACAGAGCGCGCAGTGTCACGGATCATGGCGCTGCAGGAGAAAGCCGAAGCACTGACCGCACAGCTCGCTCATGAACTGGAAGAGATCGAGGCGTGGCTTCTAACTGTGGAAGACCACGAGCTCAGGGCGATCATCCGTGCGCATTACTTACTCGGGGACAGCTGGGCAAGATGCACGCAGAGGATTCTTAATTATGAGTATTCAGACACTGCGAAGATGCGGGTCTATCGTTTCTTCAATAGAAAGTGATCCGTCGCGATACGAAAAAAACTGCTATATTGTACACATGAAAGAAGGCGAGCAAGGGGTTCAGCCTTCTTTTGATTTGCCGGAGAATCCTTTTCTTATCTTTTCCTAGCTCCGGCTTTTTAATTATGAAAGAGTTCGCAAAGAGGTTTTATAAATCGAGACAGTGGCAAATCGTTCGAGAGACGGCGATAAAGCGTGACAGATACCTGTGCGTGGACTGTATGCGTGCCGGCATCATCACACCGGCGGAAGAGGTTCACCACATCATCGAGCTGACTCCGGAGAACATTAACGATCCGAGTATAACTCTTAACCTCGACAACCTTGTCAGTCTTTGCAGGGAATGTCACAAGGCAAGGCATGGCAATCGGGATCCGAAGCGCTATAAAGTGGATGAGATGGGGAATGTGGTGATCAAATAGATCCCCTATTTTGTAAAAATCAAAAATCACTAAGGGAAGACCGGTGCGCAACTTTTTTTTTACACATTTCGGAATAACCAGGCGGATTTATCCAGAGTTATGCTTATCAGGAGGCAGATGGAAGATTATATTCTAAGCTATTACCAGCAGATCAGAGACGGGCGTGTAATCGTCGGCAAATGGATCCGGATACTGTATGCGTACATCGTGAAAGGCCTGCAGGCAAAGGATTTCTATCATGATTTAAAGCGGTCACATGCCGCGATCGACTGGATGGAGGCACATTGTTTCCACACAGAGGGAGATCTGGCACCAAGCCCTATCCGTTTTGAATTGTGGCAGAAGGCGGCGCTCTCATGTATCTATGGGATTGTCGATGCGTCCGGAAAAAGGCAGTTCAGAGAGGTGTTCTGGCTGTTCGGACGTAAGAACGGCAAGACGCTGATGGCATCCTGTAATGGTCGGTATATCTGGAAGACTGGAGGTTTCGGAGCCCGTGTGTTCAATGTGGCTCCTAAACTTGACCAGGCTGATCTTGTTTATAATTCAATCTGGCAGATGACAGTCTTGGATCCAGAATGGCAAGAAAAGGAAGCTAGGCGGAAAGAGCGTGACAGCAATCGGCGGAAGATTAACGAGGATGATCCGACGATGGAGCACCACCGGCAGACGGATCTATTTATTCCTGGCACGAACAGCACAGTGAAAAAGATCGCTTTCAATGCCAAGAAGTCGGACGGCTTCAACCCATCGCTCACGATCTGCGACGAGATTGCATCGTGGGAGGGCGACAAAGGCCTAAAGCAGTATGAGGTCATGAAGAGCGCAATGGGATCCAGATCCGAGCCTCTGTTATTGAGCTGTACCACATCCGGATACATTAATGACTCAATCTTTGACGAGCTGATGAAGAGATCAACTCGTTTTTTATTGGGAGAAAGCAAAGAGAAAAGACTGCTGCCGTTCCTGTACATGATCGACGATATTGACAAGTGGAACGACTTGAACGAACTGAAAAAGGCTAATCCGAATCTGGGGGTTTCGATTCCCTTTGACTACATGCTCGAAGAAATCGCAATCGCCGAGGGATCGCTATCTAAAAAAGCCGAGTTTATGTGCAAATACTGCAACATCAAGCAGAACAGCTCCATGGCATGGCTGAACAGCACCGACGTGATGAAGTGTGTCGGTGATGAGCTGAGCCTGGAAGACTTCCGTGGATGCTATTGCGTCGGCGGTATCGACTTGTCACGCACCACCGATCTGACCGCATGCGTGATCGTGATCGAGAAAGGCGGCGAGCTGTATGTCTTTCCTAAGTTCTTTTTACCGAAAGAGAAAGTCGAGGAGGCAACGGCGAGGGACAATGTCCCATACAAGATTTACATCCAGAGAGGACTCCTGCAGGAATCGGGGGAGAACTTTATCGACTACCGTGACTGTCTGCAGTGGTTCAAGGAACTGGTCGAGAAGTACGAGATCCTTCCGCTAAAGGTCGGATACGACAGATACAACAGCCAGTACTTGACGCAGGACATGAAGACCTACGGCTTCCAAATGGATGACGTTTATCAGGGCGAGAACTTGAGCCCGGTCATTGACGAGACCGAAGGAATGATCAAGGACGGGAAGATCCACATCGGCGGTAACGATCTGATGAAGATCCATTTGCTAGACAGCGCACTGAAAACAAATGCAGAGACACAACGCAAGAGGCTGATTAAAGTATCAGCTAATGTACATATCGACGGAACTGCCGCATTGTTGGATGCGATGACCGTCAGACAGAAGTGGTATTCCGAAATCGGAGACCAGCTAAGGAATGGGTGATAGAAATGGGACTTTTTGATTGGATTTTTAAAAAGCCGAATGTCGATGTCGCCGTTCACAATGACGGTTATTTCAAGACATTGACGGCTTACAGACCGCACTTTTCAACATGGCGCGGTGAGATTTACGAGTCTGAGCTTGTGCGCGCTGCAATCGACGCAAGAGCCAGACACATCAGCAAATTGAAAGTGGAGATTCAGGGAGCGGCAAGACCGACACTGCAGACAAAGCTGAAACTGAAGCCCAACAACTGGATGACATGGAGCCAGTTCATGTACAGAGTCAGCACGATCTTGGACATGCACAACACAGTGGTGATCGTGCCGGTCTATGACGAGCTGATGAACCCTGTCGGATATACGCCGATACTTCCGGAGCGTTGTGAGATCGTGGAAGTTGACGGCGTTCCTTATCTGCGCTATCGGTTCAAGGATGGAAGCTATGCAGCCGACTATCTGAAAGAATGTGCTGTGCTGACGAAGTTCCAGTATAAAAGCGATTTCTTCGGTGAGACAAACCACGCACTGGATCCGACCATGCAGATGATCCATCTGAACAACGAGGCAGTGGCTGAAGCTGTAAAGAATGGCGCTACATACAGGTTTATGGCCAGACTTAACAACTTCTCGAAAGCTGAGGACATAAAAAAGGAACGCCAGCGCTTCAACGAAACCAATTTCAAGGCAGAGGAAGGGAATGGTGGCTTGCTGTTATTTCCGAACACCTACGCAGACATCAAGCAGATCGAACAGGATGCTTACACAGTTCCGGAGGCGGAGCTGAATGAGATCCGCACCAATGTCTATAACTACTTTGCGGTGAACGAGGACATCTTGCAGAGCCGTGCTTATGGTGATGCCTGGTCTGCTTTCTACGAGTCAGTTGTGGAGCCGTTTGCGATCCAGTTCTCGGAAACAATGACACAGGCGCTTTTCTCCGATCGAGAGAGGGCACAGGGATCCCTGCTGATGGCGACATCGAACCGTCTGCA